TAGTGTTCAATAGTTCTGTACTAATGGACATTTTTGGCCTTTGGCTGCGAGACTATACTTAATCTGCAACCGAGATAATATAGATTAGGGATTTGCGTCTCGCCTGCCCGGAGTGACCTCGTCGGACCTTTCGGCTGCCCGACACACTAATTGGGTGCGTATCTCATGTATACATTACAAAGTCTAACCGTGCAACCTTAAGGCCCTACCATACCACTTGTCATCAAACATGATACCCTCATGAATATGGCAAACGCTCAACGCAAGACGACCAAGAGACAATCCGGTGCCCGGTACGCTGATGTACCAGGGATACATGCCGGTAAAGTCCGTGCACTATTCTCAACACCTGATGCGTTTGTATCGATGTGTCAGATCGTCAGAGAAGACGAAACTATAGGCTACATGGAGCCTACGTTTACCCAGAGGAAGGTTCTCGAAGCTTACGAGAACAACCAATGGATAATGGTAAACAAGTTCCGGCAAGCCAAGATAACTACCGTCTCCGTCATGCTCCTCCTAAGAGACTGCATGTTCTTAGAGGGAGTCAAGGGCCTCCTGATTGCGGAGCGTCAAGATACCGCTGAAGATATCTTCGAGCGTATTCTCTTTGCCTACCAGAGACTTCCAGCTGATGTCCGAATGCCTCTCGCACCGGGGCGAAAGGCCGGAGCTACTCAAATGCAGTTCATTCATGGAGGCGGCATCAAGGTCCTGACTGCAGGCGGGCGTTCTCCCGCTATTGGTAGATCCATCGATCGCCTCGTCATCACAGAGTTTGGCGAAGCGCAGTGGCAAAAGAAAGCAGCCATCAACATATTCCCTACCGTTAACAAAAGACCAAACGCCAAAGTCATCTTAGAGTCAACGCCAGGTCGGGCAGGTTCCCACCATGAGCAGATGTGGCAGTCAGCGCTAGAAGGAAACAGTAGGTTCACCCCAGTGTTCCTCGAATGGTGGAGAGACGAAAGCTGCCGTATCAAGGCAAAGGGCATCGACTTTAAGCCCGACGAGATCGAGTACCAGCAGAAACACGATGATATGGGATTGGGTAGCCTCACGTTTAGGCAGAGAGCTCTGGGCACAGAGTTTGTGGGAGACTCGCGTCTTTTCTCTTCTAAGTACCCGTCTGACCCGTACGACGGCTGGCTGGGATCTACCAACCCCGTCATGCCCGCTGAGCTTCTTAAGCCTGCGTTGGCTGCTGCCGATCCTGACCCTAAGCTCAGTATGTGCGGCATCTACGAGATTGACGCACCTATCCCAGAGACGAAATACTTGATTACAGCTGACCCTGCAGGCTTCGGGTCTACCGGTGACAAGTCTGCCCTCACTGTCTGGGACACCTTTGAGCGAAAGGAAGTGGCTTTCTGGGAGGGGCGAGAAGCACCTGACCGATTCTCTAAACGACTACAGAGAGCCCAGAAGCGATACAACATGGGACTGCTCGCAGTCGAGTCAAACGCTACTGCCTGTATCGCCATCCTTAAAGAGAACGGAGCGCAGAATCTCTTGTGGACAAACCACAATCACCCAGGCTGGTACGCTACTAACAAAAGACTGCAAGAAGCAGAGGCCCTGCTCGTACGTATGCTACGGCACGAAGAGATAATACTGCGGAGTAAGGGACTATTGCACCAGCTCCTGAACTATGATGGCACACGAAAGAAGAGAACAAAGGGCCTCGACGGCGCTACTCATCACTTCGACCGCGCTCGAACAGCTGTAATGGCAGCAGACATTCTCTCGCGTCGGCATTTCGTTAAGGGAGCAACCGAGATACAGTCACCACGGACACCGGGACAAGTCACAATCGGTGACTTAGACAGGCATAAGAGCTACAAAAAGCAAGTTGCAAAGAGTCCGTTCAACCCTATACCACGAGACAGGAGCTGGTAATGGCCACAAAAAAGAAAGAGACATCAATCGAGAAGATGATTCGAGAGATGAAGATAGAAGGCGCAAAGCTTGACGCTGAGAATAAGGCCGAGAAAGACAAGAAAGACGCGAAAGCCATTGAGGCCGTCATCAAGTCCGATACCACCAAATAAAATAGTCCCCGGAGATAGCGGCATGGCACCTAAGCTCAACTCGCTAATCAAGCGCCATCGTGCGTTCTACGATCAAAGCGAACGGAAACAGTTTGAGAAGGCACGTCGGTTTTACCGGGGTGACTTCTTTCGCTTCTCTGACTCAGACCTGGGCGGGGCGTCTCGTCACTACCTGTGTAGCAAGAACCTCATCTACGCTATCGCAGACACCGCTATCTCTGCGCTTATCGGCCCGCACCCGCAAGTCGCGGCGATGCCGAGAACACCCCAGTCGGATGAGGCATCTCCATCCGTCACAGGGCTACTCGAGTACATCTTTGAGAAGAACCGGATGCGGCGCCGTGCGGCTACCGCTCTTATCGATGCCGTCTTGTGTAAGCGCGGCATCTTCAAGACTGGGTGGAACGCAGCGGAGGATCGGCCCGTTACTCGAGTAATCGACCCCTCTGCCGTCTTCTTTGATATGACCGTGCGCGACGTAGAAGACATCCGTTACTGGCTCGAAGCTACTGTGGTGCCTTGGACGGAGTTCCAAGCTCGAGTGAAGCAGGGTCGGTACAAAGGCGAGAACGTCTCTCAGATTACGCCTGACAGGTACCCTAAGTGGCTGTCTACAGGTATGCAGAACGATAAGGGCGCAGGCGTCAAAGACGCGTTCCAGTGGGTCACTATCTGGGAGTACTACGATCGCGAAAGCGGAAAGGTGCAGCACTACAACCAGCAAGCAGACGCTGTGTTGTTTGAAGACAAGATCGACTACATCCCATACAGCATGTTTAGCTTGAACCACTCTGGCGTAGACTGCTTGGGCCTCAGTGAGGTCCAGCTCGTTCTCGACCAGCAAGAAACAGTCAACGACCTACTGACACACATGAAGCAGATCGTCTATCTGATGATTCCGCGTATCATGTACGACTCTGGACGCGTAACAGAAGAAGACCTCAACAAGGCAGTTGAGGCATCTGCAGGCTCTTTCGTGGGCATTAGTCCACAGAACAGCGAGGCACTTCGGTCACTCGGTAGTCTCTTCTACGAGATGCCTATGCCCGACACTCCCGTCGGTATCAAAGAGTTCATCGCACGAGAAGAAGACGACGCGGCGTTTATCTCTGCTCTGGCTGAAGCAGCGCGTGGTCAAGTCACCGGAGCTCGTACAGCTACCGAGATGGCTATCATCGATGCCCAAATGCGGACACGACTCGCTACCCGTGAGGGTCACGTACATGATGCACTTGAGGATGTAGCCTCTAAGTCTTTCTACCTGTGCCAAAAGTACATGAAGAAAGAGAAGATGGTCCGTATTGCCGGTGATCGTAAGTGGACGCAGGTAGACCTTAAGAGCATCCAAGACCTCGAGATCGGGTTCAAGATGGTCAGCTACAACCCAATCCGACAGAACCCAAGTGTTCTTGCTGAGACGTTGATGCAGATGCTGCCATTCCTTTCTCAAGACCCGAACGTCGATACACGCCGTCTGACCGAGGAGGTCCTTTCAGGCCTCGGTCTTCCTGCCCGTATCTTGATGCCAGAAGAAGATGTCGCTGCGGCGCAACAAGAAGCAATGATGGCGGCACAGTCGCAGTCTCTTGGCGGGGCCGCTGCAGGTCAACCAGCCATGGAAGCGCAGCAACAAGCCGAGGCTGAGGCGGCTATGGCTGAACTTCCACCAGAGTTGCTTGCTGCGATGCTTGGCGGTGAAGGCGCTGCACCAGAAGAAGCTCTTGCTGCTGGGGGAGGAGCGCCAATCAGAGAGGGTCAAGCATAATGAAGAAGAGTGAGTACATCTCAGAGACCATCGCTAAAGAGAAGCGTGCAGGTAAGCCCTCTAAACAAGCTGCCGCCATCGCCTACAGCAAGTGGAAGAAGAAAAGTCGTAGCCCTCAAACGTAACAATCTGACCAAAAGCGTTATTATAAGTAGCGAAACCAAAACAAAGCCACGACCAGAAAGAGAGGTACATCATGGCATTAGTATTCCCCCAAGACGTTAGCACCCGTAAAGAGCTCAAGGACTGGCTACTCGAAGACGTAGCAGAAAGCAGGCTCGAGATCATAGAAAGCAAGAGCTCCGACTTCGGCAAGACCTTGTGGGTAGCTACACGCCCTGAACGCCCGAACCCACGCATGGTAGAAAACCAAGCACGCATTCTGTGCTTTCGCATGGAGAAGAGCGACGACGCCTGGGGCTACACTGAGTACGAAGAAGGGATGGCACCGTTTGTTGACTGCCCCGTATCTCTGTTTGATGCAGCTGGACCGGCACCTACACTGCTTGCTGAGAAGTGGCGTAAGCGGGTACTCGCCAAGTGAGCTTCATGATCAACAACTTAGAGTGCACAGGATGCGACCTCTTTGATGTGGAAGTCTTCTACCGCCGATCCGAGGGGCCACCCGATTGCCCTGACTGCGGAAGCGAGAGGAAGATGAGCTTCAAGGGGCTGCGCTATGCCATCCACGGCCAAGGACCAGGTTCGTTTGTCCCAGTAAACTTCGGCGTACTCGGTAAAGCTGAGACGCGAGAGGATTATGACCGTTGTATTAAAACGATCGAAGATCGATTCCCAGGTCATCGAGTGCAGATTGAGGGCGAGAATCCGCAGAAACACCAACAGCGGACAGACGAGAGACTGCATAAGCAATGGGAGCGCCGTAAGGCGCGAGGCAATGACGCGAAGATGGTTAAAGAGCTTGCTACTGAGCGGCGCACTATCCGCAAAGAGAAGGCTGCTGCGGCTAAAGTCGGTAAAACTACGGACGTGAAAAGTGCCTGACCCATCAACTCGAAACAAAATAAACGACATAGAACTTGTCGAGTACGCCCAGATGCTGTCTAAAGCGAACAACCGAACGCTTCGGTACATAAAAGACGATAGCCGAACTGATGGATCTTTCTACGAGGACATGTCTTCTGGAGAGCGTCAGTGTGTACCTAAGAAGTTTCTTCGATCAATCGGTCTCGACGCAGCGTTTGAACTTGTTGTGCTCGACCCCAATGAACTCATTCCCTCAACTAAATAGTCGCTAAGGAGACTCCCATGCCCGTAGATCCTAACACCGGTAACCGCCTGCCCTACGAGGGTGAACCTGGATATGAAGAAGCGAAGAAGAAGTTCCCTGAACTTTACGCAGCTGAAGAAGGCGGGGACGAAGAGGAGATGCCTGGCGACGAAGGCCCAGCTGACGCTGAAGAACAGCCCGAGATTCCCGAAGATGTGGACGCTGAGAGAGACCTCAAGCCACTCATGGATGAAGCTGACGCAATAATGGACGCAGAGGACGCGGAAGCCGCTGAGGCCGAAGATAGCCCCGAAGAAGAGCCCGAAGAAGCGCCCGCAGAAGAAGAAGCACCCGAAGCTGGTGATGTCGGACCTCTCATGGAGACTCTTGGCATGTCACAAGAGCGCGCCGAAGAGATGCTGATGGCGGCTAAAGCTATTCCTCAGTATGCGGAGATGGGCTCAGAAGAACTCGCGGAGTTGTTGTCTAGTGACTTCCAAGTACTTATGGAACTTGAGCGGGCAGCGGCTGACTTGTCGAAGCCCGAAATGCCTGAAGACGCGATGATGCAACCTCAAGCACCAATGGCTTAATCACGACTACTCATGTAGGAGAGCACATGTACCACAGTCACGAAGACTCAGAAGCAACCGAGACCACCGAAACCGACACTACCCCTGTAGATGTTGAGGTCGATGACTCGGCTGCGGCTGACGAACCCGTAGAAGCAGCAGAACCCGTAGAAGCAGCCGCCGATGCAGAACCTGAAGAGTCGATACCTGAAGTGTTCGACTGGAATGGGGAGGTCAAAGGACTCAAAGACAGCGATTGGTTTAATGGCCTCGAAGACAACTTGAAGCAGTCACTGCTCAAGGGGTTTGAGACTAAGTACAATAACTGGCAGAGAGGCTACACCGACAAGTTCTCAGATATGTCGAAGACTCGCAAGAGACTGGACGCGCGCGAGAAAGACGTCAGAGAACAAGAAGCACGCGTACAGCGCTGGCTTAACGGTGACGTCGACCCCATGGTCGAGAAGCAAAAAGAGATCGATGAGCTCAAGCTAAAGCACCAAGCTACGATCGACACTCTTAAGCAAGAGTACGCAGACACTACCGAGAAAGCAGCAACTGCCTCTCAGTCTGAGCTCCAAGAGATCATCAAAGAGCGCGAAGAGCTGCGTCAACGATTCCAGCAGATCGAAGAAGCTAAGGTGCAAGCCGAGAAGGTCGAGCTCGATAGTGCCGTCGAAGAGTTTGAGAGCTGGGTAAAGACGTCGGCACCTGAAGTCTACGACAACCCTAAAGCTTTCGACGCCCTCTGCGCACTGTGCATCGCTGAGATTGACCCTCACAAGGCACTCAACATGGTCAAGTCAGAGTACGGAGCACCGCCGCCACCACCCGAGCCTGAACCAGAGCCAGAGCCCGAGCCAGAACCCGTACCCGACAGTATGGACATGATGAGCATGGGTGCAGGTAGCAGCGGGACCGAAGCGGGTGAGCATCGATCCCTTGAAGACATCATGGATCAAATGAGACGTGCCGCACAACTGGATGCAACTACCGTAATGGGTGTTAAGGGATAGTACGTCTATTCCCCCTGTAGCCGTAAAAATGGCCCCACCTGGTACACCCATACCAAGTGGGGCCGCACTTTGTAGGAGAGAGCGTTGGGTGAACCAACCCTACAAAATGCAACTGTGGGGTTGATGTACCAGTAACACCTATACGGAGTCAGACCTTTTTTACCGACTTCGCATCAAGGTCTTTGACCACCGGTCACGCAACGCCACCGGACAAAGGATCTGCAGGCTTTTTGGGTATCTTAGGTGCTACCGTAACCGCTGCTGCTTGCCTAACCGAGTCACGACGAGCCTGGCGGTGAGCATCGGCATCAGCGAAATCAGTCGCTACAACCCCATCGTCACCTACCGTCTTAGTCGGTGAGGGCCCACCGGATACTGTAGCTGTAGAGGTCGACGGCATAAAAGAACTAAGACCTTCGATGACGTTATCAAAGCTCGATTTTTTTGGTGGCTCTTTGGGTTTCTTACTAGTGTTGCCAGCTTGAGCGTCGTCCAGTTTATCACTCAACGCCTGATACTTCTCATCTTCCGCTGCAGCTACCGCCTCGTCGTATTTTTTCTTCTTTATGTTTGCGATCTCTTGGCCGAGCGCTTGGTTATCAGCTCGTCTCTGCTGAGCCGCCGCAGCTGCCTGCTGTGTTCGTTGCTGCACAACGCTGTCTAAGTTCTGCTGCATACGATCAAGAGATGACATCGGCTTGCTTTCTTGCGCCATAACTACTTCTTAGCAGGAGCAGGTACACCCTGGGTAGGCGCGATTGCATCGTTAAGCATGTCCAGCACCTTCATGAGACCTTCTGGGGGCCCATCGTCGCGAGCCACTACCTTGACGTCGTACTTGGCGCTGTTGTCGCTCTTACGGCTGTTCTCGCTGTGGTTGGCCACAGAACCATGCACAGTGACTTCGCAGCTGAACAGACCCGCGTTGTACTTGGCCTTCGCTGTGAGGTCTGCCTTACTGTCTGATGTGGTCTTGCTGGAAGTAGACGACTTCACTTCCATGGTGAAGCGGACCTCGGCTTCCTTAACAGAGAGGCTTGGGGTGTTGATGATGGCAAGAAGTGGGACCTGCAGGTCAACCTTCTCCATCTTGGTGGTACCATCAGCATCCTGAACCGGCTTGTTGAAGCTGAAGTCCACGGTGCGTGCACTCATGTTACCGCCGCCAGCGTCGTTCAGGCCGACATCCTTGATGAAGTCGCTAGATGCCTTGGCAAGCAGTGTCTGGGCTGTACAAGCAGCCTTCAGGGGCCCCCCGATGAGCTGGTCCATTGGAAGACCGCCGAACTGGGATGACATGTTTACGAGCTGGTCTGGCATGATGGACTCCTATTTATTCTTTTGTTGGTAGGTCGTGCATAAAGAGAGATCTCGCGGCGTCTAAAGACATCCCGGTTTCCTTCGCTGCATCTGTGTAACGCGCATACAGATCACTCGTCGGCTTACCTTTAGCGTGCCTTTTGTGCGCCCTCTTTTTCAGCCGCTCCACTTTCTTTACTGCGCGCTTGGGTGCCGTCATAGGTGTGACTGCCTGCTTCTGTAACTTACGCTTCGCCGAGTCAATCATCTCTTGAGGTGTGTTGTCGGCCATTTTATTTCCTATGGAAGCAGCTTGATTAGCTGATCATCGATTCTTGCATAACCTTCCGGGGGCGCACTGCCCTTGAAGATCAGTTTGAGTTTAGCAGCATTACTCTCTTTTTTGAACCACGAAGGTGCATTAGAGCATGGCCGAACCATTAGCTTGCTCTTCTTCTTGTCAGCAGTAAGGCCAGATATCTCAACTGACATTTCAACCTCAAGCGTATCCACGCGGAGGCTTTGACCAGTCGTGAGGGATTGGAGCGGGACCGGAACTCTTTTTTGTACCAGTGCTCCATCTTCCCATGTTGGGATTTCCATGACGACCATGCGAGGTGCATATACGTGTCTTCCGTCTTCATCTTTTAGCGGCTCACCTTTATTGTCCACCTTGAGTTCCCAGAACTCCTGATTCATTATTGAATCAAGTTCATGTCGCTCGGCGATGTCGGTGGCGGCTATAACCGCAGACTGTATGGAATGGACGATGTCATCTAAAGAATGATCAGGCACAGTATCTCCAAGTTATGATCGGGTAATGGTGACGCAATGAGAAGCTTCTTCAAAGCCTACAGAGACATCCTGGTCTACCACGACTATGGACCCCTGCTTCTGTTCTGGAACATCGCAGACTTGGCTAACAACCGCGTACTTTGGATGAGCTACGGTGAAGCCCTGGATGGGGGCAACGAGTGGGCCTACTTTCAGTACGCACTGTACTTTGTAGTCGCCTTGGGTATGTTGTTCAGCCTGCCCAACATTCGGTCCTGCTCCCGCTTCGTTGGCGTCTACCTGATGCTGTACATCTTCTCGACCACCAAGTTCATCATGAGTGTGATGGCTGACCCCGAGTTCGCCTTCGGTGACGTCGGACGTAGCTTGGTAGTGACCGCAGTCTACTTTACCCTGTGGGTTTGGATATACGTTAAAATGCGTGTGGAAATAATGCATAAGGATCTTCGTGGATAAGCCGACCACCACTGCTGCAATCGTAGCTGCCGTTACAGGTGTGTTCAGTGCGGGTGCGTTCAAGTTCTATGAGTTCATGATCCGGCAGAAACGTGAAGTTCAGCAGGAAGAAAAGGCCGAGCAAGCCTTATACCGTGACGACCTCATAAAGCGAGTCGAAAAGTTAGAACAAGAGCGAGACGAGCACTTACAACAGATCATCGACTTGATGACGGAAGTTGCCGGACTCAAGGTAGAAGTGGACTACGTCAAGCGAGAGAATGAGCTGCTGAAGCTCAAGATAGACTCAATGAGATGAGTGCTCCATAGGATCGTAAGGTGTGTTGTTGTCTTTATCGGCAGCGTTTACTGCCAAGATAACAATCGTCGCCGTGATCGCTAAGCCCACGAGTGACCCCCAGAAACCAGCGCTTGAGTCCCAACGAAACTCCCGACTACGAGTCTGATCGAGATCAGACGTAGGCTTGAGCGCTAATCCCGTAGACGCTTCAAGCTTATCGAGCCTGTGCGTAGGATTAAACTCTGCTGCTGACGCAGTCGAGAAAACCGACAACGCTACCGCAGCTATAATAAGTTTAGTCATTGTGGTAAGAATGTAGCACTACGCTTCGTTCTTGCTCTTTACGCGATCAAATGCGGCTTGAGCACCAGCGCCCATCTTTACCTGGTTACCCTTCTTAGCCAGCTCTTCGCCGCTGCGGCCTTCGCCCTCGCGGACACCGCCGGCCATCTGACGACCCTCTTCTGCGCGAGTTTCTTGATCGGCAAGCATCGTATCCAGCGTATCCGACTCTTCTGAGCGAAGATCATCGACGGGCTGAGACTCCATGAGCTCTGCCATGATTGCCTCATGCGCAGGATGGCCTGCTCTCAATGTAACGCCTACACCACGATCCTTAGGAGCACCCACGATCTTGATACCACCGTCAGCCGAGACCTCGTACTGATAACCACCGGCACCCTCATACTGACCTTCAGCGACTGAAGGAGCTGGCTCAGGCTCAGGCTTGTCGTGACCCTTACCCACAAAGTAAGGAAACGCATTCTCGCCCTGGGCCGCGATCTTCATGTTGTGAATCATCATTCCAGGATCGTCTTCGACGGGATCATACTTCATGGGTACCTCTCAGTTACGTCACTATAGCACGTATGCGGTAACGTGCCTAACCGCCCTTTAATCCGTAGTTGTCTCTTGCCCAACCCGGACCCTTCAAGCTGAAGTTCGTCGCCGCAATCTGACGTTTCATCTGCTTAGCGCACTTCTCACAGTCAGGATGCGCAGCCTCAAAAGCCTGCAGCTTCTCAACGGTTTCTTCGCAGACTTCGCATTTGTACACATACAGAGGCATAACTACTCCTCCACCGCTCTATCTTGTAGAGCCTCAGAGAGAAAGGTCTGCGCTTCTTCAAGGCTAATGTCCTCAAAGTTAAAGCAGCCAACAACAGGAGTTCCAGGTCCGACGTAGGCGCCCTCACAGTTATAGTCAAAGTGCTCCAGAGCTTCCTCCTGCGTCATCCCCTGAGCTTCAAGAACAGCAATGCAAAGGTCACGGTCATAAACAGCAACCATGCCAAAGTCAGTGCGGGAGACAGCGCCAACTAAGGCGTCGTCAAAGCCATCCATTAGCAAAGCCTTAGGATTCCAAGACTGTATCCAAGCTTTAATCTGGTCGGGGTGCGTAGCGCCCCGGATCGTTTGTTCATTCATGTCTCATCCTATTCGGTACTACCGAGGTAGTCGTGCGGTATCATGTGACCTGGCCCGTAAGGCGTGTCTTGTATCAAGAGCTTCTTGCCGTTCTTGTCGATACCTGGGTATAAAAGGCCGTTATGGAGACCAGGGTCTTGGCACCAGTAGAACGAGATGATCTCCTTCCCCGCCTTACCTGTGTATCGACTCCAGCCCTGCTTGAGGTAATGATCGTGCATCTCCTCGTGACCCGAAGGTACAGACGCTGATGTCCATAAGTCCCACCCATCAGGCTTCTTGATGAACCCATCATCGTCGTACACGACGTCTAAGTCAGGCTTGGTGGGCTTCTCCACCGGCTTGGCCTCAGCGGGTGCAGACTTTGCGACCGGTGCAGGTGAAGGTTTCTCGTGAGCTACGATCTCTGTACCCTCGGTGTATTGCTGCTCCATGAGCCGAATACCACGTAGCAGAGCAATCCGTGACACTAAGTGCCTGCTCACACGTGTACCCAGCTCCTGAACAGCCACAGAGTTAGACACCGGCTCAATCAACTTGTCGATTCGCTTGAGAAGCTCAGGTTCGAGATTCAAGCGAAGTGTTCCATCCTTTGACATACGCTCTCCTGTAGTCGCGATGAGTATAACGGGTCTGAGGGTATGCCGCAATGGTAAGGTGTTTTGAAAAATACCTCTGGTCCGGGAAACGCTCTTCCGGTAGGGACCCA